CCCATCGTCCTGCGGCAGACAGAGGATTCTGTCGTGCTGGTCGCCGGGGAGCGTCGCCTTCGCGCCATCCAGAACATCTATGGTCTCGGCGGTTCCTTTACTTTCAACGGGCAGACTGTTCCTGCAGGCCAGATCCCCTTTGTCAACCTCGGCGACCTCACTAGCATCGAAGCCCAAGAAGCTGAACTGGAGGAAAACACCCGGCGGGTCGATCTTACCTGGCAGGAACGTGCTCAGGCCACTGCTGCCCTTGTTGCCCTTCGCCGTGCCCAGGCAGACAATCTCGATAAGCTCCCCCCGACTCTGGGGGATTTGGCAGAAGAGCTGAAAGGCTCTCGGGGGAACTCCAGCAAAGAGGCGGTGTCCAAGGAGCTGATTGTAGCTCGCCACCTGGACAACCCTGCTGTTCGCGACGCAGCAAGCGTGAAGGATGCCTTTAAGGCACTGAAACGAGTCGAGCAGGCCGACCAGCATAAAAAGATTGCGAAGGAGCTGGGATCTGTTCTGATGACCTCGAAGTATTTTCTGGAACAAGCAGACTGCCTTCAATGGATGCAGGGGAAAAAAGAACAGTTCGACGTGATCTGTACTGATCCCCCCTACGGCATAGGGGCAGATACCTTTGGGTCGGCGGGGAAAACTGATGCCACCTACAGCGCTCACGGGTACGACGACTCGCCCGGAAATTTTCGCGCTATCATGGGGGAGTTTCCCGAACTGGCCTACAACATTGCAAAGCCAGATGCCCATCTGTATATGTTCTGCGATTTCTCCTATTTTCGCGTTCTTTATGCCCTTTTCAGCGACGCCGGCTGGAACGTCTTTCGCACCCCGCTTATTTGGTTCAAGCCTCAAGCCTTCCGCGCCCCTTGGCCAGAACATGGTCCGCAGCGTAAATATGAAATGATCCTGTACGCCAGGAAGGGAGATAAGAAGACCACCAAGATTGCCGGGGACGTGCTAACATACCCTGCCGACGAACAACTGGGTCACAGCGCCCAGAAGCCTGTAGGGCTGATCCGCGACCTATTGTCCAGGTCTGTAATTCCTGGCAACACCGTCCTCGACCCTTTCTGCGGAACAGGTACTATCTTCAAGGCTGCCCAGGACCTACCATGCATCGTTACGGGGGTTGAGCTGGATCAGCAATTCTACGGCATCGCCGCAAAGCGTATTCAAGAACTCTCAGGAGAAAAGAAATGACCACCATATTGCTGGACACAGAAACCAACGGCCGGGAGCCACAAGAACCCATTGAGGTTGCTTGGGTAGAACTGGAAGAAGGGCCTGCCTTTTTTCTGAATAGGAAGACAAATATCCACATCGATCGGTATAATCCGGAATTGATCAGTACTTACGGTGCCCTTGCCACCCACCACATCATGCCAGAAGAGCTGCGGAAGTGCAAGCCTAGCAGCGAAGCCATCATCCCCCCTACTGACTACCTCATCGGCCATAATGTAGACTTCGATTGGCAGGTTATGGGTCAGCCGCCTTGCAAGAGGATTTGCACTCTTGCGATGGCCAGGGTCGTCTATCCTCGCGTCGATAGCTATAGCCTCGTGGCCCTCAGTTACTATCTTCGGGGTGCTAATCTTCTGGTAAAAGATGTAGTCAAAAATGCCCATTGCGCACTGGACGATGTGGCGCTGTGCCATTGGATTCTGCAGGCTATAGTAGACGAACGTTACATAACCGATATGGAAAGTCTCTACGTCTTCAGCGAAAAATGCCGCATTCCCGAAATCATCTCTTTTGGTAAGCACAAAGGTACACCCATCTGGCAACTTCCCAAGTCCTACGTGCAATGGCTTCTCAGGCAGCCTGACCTTGATCCCTATCTGCAGAAAGCCATCGAGAAGTATTGCCGTTAACCTTCCTAATCTAGGCCCTTTTCGCAGGGCCTTTTCCAGGAGTACAGATTATGATTTTAGGATCAGGTAACCAGAACGCAACAATCATGATTGTGGGGGATTGCTTTACTCCCCTGGAAGCAACATCGGTAGAGCCTTTCCTCGGGGAAAACGGACGTGCCCTTAATGCTGTTTTGCACGAGGCCAAAATTCTCCGCAGTCAATGCTACCTGACGAACGTGTATAATGCAGTACCTCCTGCAGGGGACATGTGCTATATCATTCCGAAGGAGAAAAAGCACATTCACGCTGAGATGGTTTCCTGGAGAGGAAAGCAAGTTCATCGACGGTTGCTTGCAGAGGTTATTAGACTAGAGAGGGAAATTGAGCTTGTCCGTCCAAACGTGATTGTTGCTGCGGGGGACGAAGCTCTCTGGGTGCTGACGGGGGCAGTCGGCGTAGACAAGTGGAGGGGGAGTTTGTTAACGCTGGATGGGGAACCAGGTAAGACAAAAGTCATCCCAATCTACCACCCCAGTCGAGTTGCCTGGGTAGCAGACATGAAGGCGCTGACTGTGCAGGATTTAAGGCGGGTTGCACAAGAATCTAAAACCCCAGAACTACATGAACCCAAATGGAATTATCTTGTCGAGCCTTTTTATCATACTGTCATAGAAGCCCTTAATGAAATTTTAGGTAGGCTGAATGGCAACTACGAACTTGTTTGGTTAACACTCGACCTCGAAACTAGTGTAGGTCATATCGCTTGTTGCGGGCTGGCAACTGACCCGTTGAATGCAATCTGCATCCCCTTCATGTGCCAGGAATACAAGAATGGGTATTGGTCCTTGCTGGAGGAAATCGAAATCGTCTCCCTCCTCCACAAAGTCCTTACCCACCCCAATGTCAGAGTCCGCGGGCAGAACCTTCTCTATGACTGTCAATACATCTACCGTCATTGGAAATTTGTCCCGCGCGTCGCTCAGGACACAATGATAACCCACCACACGATCTGGGCAGGTCTTCCCAAGCGCCTCGATTTCCAAGCTTCCATGTATTGCGAGTTTTATCGATACTGGAAGGACGACGGAAAGACCTGGAATACCAACATCAGCGACGCACAGTGGTGGCGATATAACTGTATGGATTGCACCTACACCCATGAAATCGGGGAGGTCACGCAGGCGGCGGTCAAGAAGCTTGGTCTGGGGGCGGTAGAAGCCTTCCAGCAAGCCATGTTCTGGCCCATTCTGAAGACCATGCTGACCGGCGTTCGTATTGACAAGACTCGGCAGAGCAAGCTGGCCATTGACCTTCTCGACGAGATTGCTTGCAGGGAAACCTATATCAACACCGTCGCAGGGCACTCGTTGAATATCAGATCTTCTCAGCAGATGTGCAAATTCTTCTACGACGATCTCCAAATCCCACCAATTAAATCTCCTCCGAAACGCGGGCAGGTTTCCCACATAACTTGTAACAGCGAGGCCCTGCAGAAGATCAAGGTTATTCAGCCTATCCTGACCCCTCTCATTAACAAGATTGACGAGCTTCGATCCCTTGGGGTGTTTCATTCTACCTTTGTCCGAGCTGGGCTTGATCTGGATGGGCGGATGCGGTGCAGCTATAATCCTTGCGGAACAGAAACTTATCGACTGAGTTCCAGCAAAAGTGCCTTCAACACCGGGACGAATCTGCAGAACATTCCCTCGGGATCGGAGGAGGAAGGTGGCCTTCAGCTTCCCAACATCCGTAAACTATTTATCCCCGACTCAGGCTTTACCTTCTTCGACATGGACCAGGACAGGGCAGACCTTCAAGTTGTTGTGTGGGAGGCGAATGATGCAGAACTGAAAGATGCTCTGCGCCGTGGCGTTGACATGCACCTGTTCAATGCAATCAACCTGGCAGGAGGGACAAGCCCCGACATAGATTGGCTGGTTAAGGGGCACCCTGAATACGACAGAATACTCGCCCGATATGTACGGGAACGCCGTCTGGCCAAAGCCTTCATCCACGGAACTAACTACGGTGGTAAGCCCGTAACAATGGCCAAGGCAGCGGGGATCACAACGCACCAAGCGGATATATTTCAACGCCGGTATTTCGCTAGGCATCCTGGGATCGTCGCTTGGCATGAGAGGACTAAGGCCTTCCTGGATACCCGCAAGTATGTAGAGAATCAATTCGGCTATCGTCGATTCTATTTCGAGGACACAGGGAGCGCCTTTACCAAAGCCCTTGCCTGGATTCCGCAATCGACCGTCGCTCTGGTAGTAAACAGGATCTGGATGAATTTCTTCAACAACCTTCCTGAGGTTATGGTTTTGCTGCAAGTTCATGACTCGCTGGCGGGGCAGTTCCCTACGATCCAGAGAGATTACTGCTTAAAGAGGATGAAGGAAGAAGCCAGGATTGTTATCCCTTACGAGGATCCCCTGGTGATTCCAGTAGGGCTTAAGACTTCGCTGACGAGTTGGGGAGATTGCAAATGAAACCGCATCTCTACAGAAAAGGTGGCTATTGGTTCTGCCGACTTCCCGGTACCTACGGAGTTGTTGGAGGCCTTGCAACCCCCCTAGAAGCCTATCAGCAGTATAAACTTTACACGAGGATAAAAATCTGATGGCACGAAACTTTCCCTCCTGGATCGACGCTTACGTCAAATACGCTGGCGTTACAGAGGCTCCTCGCCGCATGGCCTTCTGGGCTGGTGTGTCCGCAGTTGCCGGTGCCCTTCGACGACACGTCTGGATTGATATGAAACGATTTCAATGGACACCTAACTTCTATATCATCTTCGTAGCTCCGCCAGGGATTGTAGCGAAGTCAACTTCTGCCGACATAGCTATGGACCTCCTCAAACAAGTCCCCGGTATCAAGTTCGGCCCGGACACCGTAACATGGCCTGCCCTGGTAACTGCCTTTGCCAACGCCCAGGAGTCTTTCATGATGGATGAGACCTGGTATCCCATGTCCCCACTCACCTTGGTATCATCAGAAATGGGCAGCCTCATCAACCCTATGGACAGGCAAATGGTGGACCTGTACATAACCCTCTGGGACGGTCGTAAGGGCTATGAGAAGGTTACGAAAATGTCAGGCAACGACACCATCTCTGCTCCCTGGATCAACATGCTGGCCTGCACCACGCCCCAATGGCTGGCAGACAACATGCCTGCAGCTACCATCGGAGGAGGCTTTACATCGCGCTGCATCTTTCTCTATTCAGACTCAAAAGAACGCTATATCCCCTTCGTCGATGAAATGGTAGATGACAATGATGAGGACACCAGGGACAAGCTCATTCAAGACTTGGAACACATCTCTGTGAACCTAGTCGGCCCCTACAACATCACAAAGGAAGCACGGGATTGGTATCGGCCCGTCTATGAAGAGTTCTGGAAAAACGTCCACCTTCGCATGGACGATTCCATGATGGAAGGGTACGCAGCGCGGAAGCAAACACACCTGTTCAAGACAGCCCTTATCCTCTCCGCCGCTCAGAGAGATGAGAAGGTTATTACCCTCGACGATCTTCAGCTTGCTTCCCTAATGCTGGACGATGTAGAGAGCACAATGGGGAAGGTATTTTCCCGGATTGGAAAGTCCGACGATTCGCTGGCAGCGGAGAAGTTCATCCAGCATGTTAAGAAGAATGGGGAACTTTCCTACGAACAAGCCTATCGGATGGTCCATGCCTACTTCCCTGACTTCAGAAACTTCGAGGGGATGGTATCGGGAGCAGTTAAATCTGGTTACCTCATCCTGATTCAGAAGTCCACGGGCCTATTCCTTCGTGCCAAGGAAGAAACCCCAAGCCAGCCACCGGCCCCCATCTCCAGGGAAGAAGCCTACCAGAACGAGCTTCTTGAGCGCCAGATGGCTGGTCGGTGAGGTTGTACGTCCACATCACGTTGAGGTTATACGGCCATGAAACGCATAACAACAGAAAGCCTCATTACAGGCCCTCGTCCTTCTCTCCATTATTGCTGCCTTTGGGCCTTCTTCTCCCTCTTCAAATCCCCGACACCAATAGCTGCCCGTCTCGGCGTTTGTACTAAGTCCGTCAGTAACGCAAAGAAAAGGGCAATGCAGGAAGGTTGCCAACATTGCCCTAATTGCCGGAAGGATCAGCTTAGTAAGGTTTCAATACAATTCCCTTCTTCCCCCAGTCGTCAATGATGAACCGCTTGGCTGCATCAGGGGTCATGCCGGTTCTCGCTACCATTGCCCTGACGGATTGGGAGAACTGGTCCATATCCTTATAAATAGTGGGATTGGCACTCCCCCCAGGGGCTGTAGGTGGTGCGGGGCTGGCAGGATAAGCTCCCTCCCCTACAGCCTTGTTGTATTCATTCAGATGCCTATCTGACATCCCCCCCGCACCTTGTCGTCCGAACGCATCCCGCAAGAGGGTTGCATTGTTAGCCTGCGCGAGTTGGAAGCTTTCTGCCAAATCCGCATCCTGTTGTAATTGCCCCGTTGCCCTGTTGAGCTGGTCCCAGGGCATGGTCCAAGGTTCGTTCCCGCCATACGGGACAGTAGTGTACATGTTAGCTGGAAGTGCCATTACCAAACTCCAAAAAAGAAGACTACGGTTTAATGTGATCTTTGATCCAGGTATAGGAAGCTACGAGGCCCGTCAGAATGGTTACTAATAAGGGAATCATTATCTTGCTTCCCTTCCAGACAACTACAATTTCCTTGAGGGCAGGACTTATGTCCTTATCAAGAGCTACATGAACGTCTAGAATGCGGCGCACGTCTTGCAGCATACCGGTAATTTCATCTATCCGTGCATGAAGTTTGGCTGATTCCTCCTGCCAAGCTAGTCTGCGTTCGTATGGCGGGCATACTTCTTCTTGTTCATTTGCCATTATTTTTCCTTGTTAGGTTACTCGAATTTGAAGGACACTGCCATTGCGGTAAACCCCACCAACAGGAACGCCCCCAGCCGCTGCCGCTGCATCATTAGCATAGTTTGCGGGGACCACCATATTCAGCATCCCTGCAGCTGTTATACTGAATTTTTCGGTAGCAGCATTTTTGAGTGCTATAAGTTTTGCGGTTGCATTGGTCAGGTTGTTTTCCGTATCCAAGGTATAAGCCACAGCTGAAGCCCCATCATTCATTCTAGGGCGGAAATCCATCAACGTTGTTACCCCAGAAAAATTAGGGCTGAGATCATATTTAAAGGCAGAAGCATTTGCATCAGAAACATCTGTCTTGGCAACTGCATCGTAAATTCGTATGCAAGGGGCGCCTGAAACAGAACAAGTACCATCACCTACAAACACACGATACAAAATAAAAGCAGAATTAGATGCGTTACCGCTTAAATTTGCATAAGGTCCTTGGTTTAGAACAATACAATTTCCGTAATCGCTGTAAATATCCATGCCTGTTCCTACACCGGTAGCTTGAGCGTAAAAACAATGTCTGCTGGAAGTAGCCTCAAAACAGTGGGAGTCCGAAGAAGGGCTAGCAAAATTTACTTTAATGCCTTTGTTAGCTGCCAGAGCGAAAAGAGTGGGATCTTCTTTTGCGGCACTTCCTAGTGAAATAGCTGTATCATTGTACACAGTCATCGCCGTAGTTGCACCTGCGTTACCCACTTTAAGCGCAATCGCAGCATTAGTGGCAACCCCATTTCCCGCTGTACCAACTAAATTTAAAAGATCGGTTGTCCCTGTACCACCCTTCAAGGTTTGACCACCAGCCCTCCCAGGCAAATAGGCATAATTTGTCAGATCAATTGATATAGTAGACCACCCCGCATCCTGATCCGCATTGCTATTTTTTGTAAGAGCTTGACCTGTTGTACCCCCTGAAGGAAGAATAGCCGTTGGAGTAACCCACCCTGCATCTTGGTCTGCATTGCTATTTTTCTTTAAGTATTGCCCTGTCGTTCCTCCGGCGGGCAGAGCGCTGGCTACAAAAGTCTTTAAGGCGATGGTCAGCTTATAGAACCAGTCCCTCCAGGACAGGGCCGTTACATCGCTAGTTGCGGGAGGCGGGGGAAGATTAAAGATGCTCATTTGTATTTCATCCCGGTAGCAAATCCGTAGTCGTGAAGCATGGGGAGTTGTTTCTCCAACCTGCACCCAATGTCCGTGCGATACTGAATGCTGTTGGGAACTTCTAGAGATTTGACGATCTTATAGGTAGAATCCCTCGCCTCACTAACCGTATCACCCGAAGTCGTCACCACACAGAGATAGTCTCCGGCGCTCACAGGCAGGGCCTTTTCCACAACCCTGCCGCCTTCCATTGCAGGCGCCTTGCCTGCCATCACGGAGGACAGGGAGATATGCCGCGCCGACGCCTTGGTAATGCCGTAAATCGGAATCCCCTCCAGCACCCTCGCTGTATAGCTCGAATACGGAAAGTCCGGCAGCACCATCACCACCCCGAGCGCGATTTCATCTGAAACCCGTAGGGTGTCCCTACCCTCAATCTTGTCCAGCATCCATTGCGCAGGATCACCTCGATGGACGGCCATCTGAATGTTTGCCAGCGGCCATCCGAAGCGCATTGTAAACTCCAGAGGGAAGGGGATTCCTTCTTCGGAAATGATACAGTTGACATCGCAATACCCCACGTAGTTAATAGCATGAAGGTAAGGGGTGAGAGGCAGGAGAACCTCCTCGGCCAGCGCAGACTTCTCTACGTACCGCAGAACCGTACCCATCTCCCCGGTTGCAACTCCCAGATCGTCATTACAAAGTTTCTTGAACTCCCAATTCTCGCAAAGGGCCTTGGACCAGCCATCTGGCCCGAACCACCCACCAACTCCCATTTCGATTCCAGGGAGGAAGTCCTGGATGATGAACTCCGATTGAATCTTTCCCTGCTTCTTCCAGGACCGCAGCATATAGATCAGATCCGCTGCATTCTTGGCAACGTAGGAAAGTTTCTTGTCCATGTCCCCGTTAGGCTTAGAGACGTACCGCTTCGGCCGTCCCAGAACATAAGCCTCGGCATCTTCATACCGGGTGAAGGACTGCCCAGGAATCGTTTGGACCCCGGCACTCTGCAGGATCTTCTGCCCCTTCTTCCTGTCCAGTTCCCAGGTCGCCCCTTCCAGATTGCTCCCAAACACCGGATAGCCCTGGCGAATCAGCCTCTCCAGATCTTCCATCGCATAGGAATTATCCAGCATGACGATCATATCCGCCCATTTTGCATGGGGCTGCCAGGCTTCAACCTTGGGCACCAGCCCCAGACCAGCCTTGCACGATTTACTGGCAGGGGAAATGAATAGCTTAACCTGATGGTGAGCCTCTTGGAACTTCAGCGCCATTCCCAATCCGCAGGAATCTTTGTCGATAATGAGAATTTTCATAGTCAGTCTTTCAGATATCCGCGTTGGAGTTGACGCCGGCGGGCTTCGGAGGCTTCGCGGGCTTTGTAAGCCTCAGTCTTGGCTTTCTGCTCTGGAGTTTTGGACTTGATGCCGATCGCCCCAAGGGCAAACTGTTTGCCGGACTTATGACCCGAGGAAATGTCCATCGCATCTCGAGCAGGGGAGATCATACTCCCCACTGCCCACAAGCCCACATCGTTTGCAGCCCCCAGCGCATTATCCCCCGGTTCCCAAATATGCTTGCCTGTAAACATTTGCCTGTTAGCGTCCAGTTCCGCAATCATCTTGGTAGCAGGTGGAAGGCTCCAGGCTTCCTTCAACAGGTCGTTAACCTTCTTGTCCCCCAGGATGACGTGATAGAAGACATTGGGAATTGTGGTAGCTCCCGCTCTCCGCATCTCGGCATCGGGATCACCGCTGAGATATTTGGCAATGGAATCCAGCATATAAGGATAGACCACGAAAAGTTTGAAGGCTGAGAACGCAAGATGCGCTTGTGCCTCTCCGCGAGTCTCAATACTCTTTGCGTCCTGAACGAGGTTATCTCGCATCAGATGCCCAAAGGACTTCATCTGCCCATAGTGGTAACGACCGAACAGATTTCCAATTCTCGATTGCATGGCCCGGGAAGCGAAACGGGAAATCGATTCCGCCACAGCTTCAGGCATGTTAGGGATTTTCATCAGCTCGTCAAAGCCGATATTTGATGGAACGCGATAGGTAGGGTTGTGGGCCTCGACGTGCCTGCGGATCGCCTGGTTCAGAATATCTGTCCCCTTCTTTGACGCCAGATGTTTGTACGCTGTAATCATCATAACATCGGAACCACCCCAGAGAATCCTGCGAGACTTGTCGAAGATGTCTGCAATCATCCTATCCGGCCGTGCGCCGTAGCCGTACTCCTCGGCCATAGCTTTCCAGCCCCGCTCAGGAATCCCCTTAATCAGGTTAGCGACCGTATCTCTAGTTACGACAGCCGCGTACTGCAAAGCCATTCCGGAGTTCAGGTACTTCTGATAATCCGGGGAAAGCGTCGATACATCCTTGTAGGCTTGGTAGAATTCCTTACCAAGGGTTTGGAGTTGCCTAGGATCGAACCATCCCCAACCTACAGAATCGATCAAGTGATCGACCGCATTGAACAAGTGAGGGTAAGGATTCCAGAACATCGTCCCCACTGCCGCAGAGTTGATGCGTTCAAGGAGGTTTGTCGAGGATCCCGATTTAAGCACCCCATCCTGAAAGGTATTGGCAAGACGGTTCTGGATATAGTATTGTTCCAGTGCCCGATCCCCCAAAACTCTACGGAAGCCTTTGGGAATGCCTGCAGCCGAATCCGCCTTTATTGCATAGCCTTGGTCTTTCAGAGCCTTGAGAGTTTCCTGCATCCATTTGCGCTCGCGGATATAGGATTCAAGTTCGGCAACTGCCGCAAGCTTGTTGGCCAGGGCATTCTTGCTGTACTCAAGTTTCGTCTGACTCTCGATCATTCGAGTGGGGACCTGAACGAGCTTGGCTGTCCCTCCAGCCACCGTGACATTTTCCCCGACCTTCAGTTCCTTACCTGACCGGGCAATGACTCCAATGGGATTGCGATCAGGGCCATATCCGATGAGATCACGCCCCTGCTGATTCACCACGCGCAGGCTTCCGTCCGGCATTTGCAGGCCAAACATGCTGCGACCCTTCATGCTGCCGGCTTGACGGACAAACCCGCTTCCAGGGAAAGCACCTTCCCCGAAGGACACAACCTTGTCCATCCAGCGGCGTTTCGTCATCCTCGGATTGTGGGGGTCGAGATCGGCTATTTCTTTCCCCTCATTCACCCTGACAGCTTCCCGGTAGAGCGCCTCAAGTCTCCTGGTCAGTGGGTCCAGGATGGAGGCCTTCACAGCCTGTTCCTCGGGCGTCAGCCGATTCGCAGCACCAGGAACCTCCCCTTCCTGCGCATCGTACATCCGCTCGCTAGAGGCGATCTTTCGGACCTCTGGAGAGAGTTGCTCGAAGTAGGTTTTCGTCCTGATCATCGTGGCTTCTCGCTGTTTCAGGAGTTGGTACTGTCCATCCGAGAGAGATTCGGCTTGCTCGGTGACAGTCTTCCCCCCAACCTTCGGGCCAGTGGTGATGGCCTTCTGCAACTGATCCCAATGGAAGCGAGCTGCTTGTTCGTATTGGGGACCGAGTCTGTCCACAGCATCCTTGACGTAGGCTTCCTTCGTTCCGAGGCTGGGGGGAAGCTTCTCGACCAGGGGCTTGAGCAGGCGCAGACCAAGAGCAGCCCCCGCGGCGCCCGTCAAGAGGCCGAAGAACTTGTTCCTGTCATCTGCCAGATAAGCCCCGACAAGCGCCCCACCAGCAACTGTCCCCATCGTCGCAGCAAGGCGAGGGTCAATCTGCCCATACATGTTAGTACGAGGGCCGCCTGTTTGCTCCCTGGCCTTGTCGATGGAGACTTCAAGCCAACCGTGTCCATGCTGGTCAGTGTAGGGCTTTGCGCCGAGGGTCTTGAGGTAGGAGGCTATATCACTGTTGTAGCGATTATAGATGGATTGGTGTTCGGGGCTGAAAGGAGGGGAATTTTGGTATTCAGCAATCGTTTCCCGAAGCTCTCGTAACTTTTCCTGATTTATTCGAATTCTTTCGTCCCCGTATATCTCGGGACGATTCTTTATTCT